AGGCAATTCTATCAAAATACAAACAGGGTGCGGAAACCCTCCCATTTATGGAAAAGGATAATTCTCCTGCAATTATTGACATATATGGTCAACCCCATGAAAGAATTGCACAAATTGCCTTATATGTCACCGAAGATGGTGGAATGTATGGGGATGAACAGTCCCTGCTTGATCTAGATAAAATCGCAGAAATGGAAAAACTCATCAGAGATCAAAAAGAAGCATTACAACAAGAAAAAATGCCGATCTTTGGATCTAAATAATTGGGTGAAGTTTTATAAAAAAGCCAATAGCATTTTAGAAAATTATGGTTCGATTTTGACCAAATCTAGAATGTTTTATCCTCGTAATTTTTCTTTGTCTAAAGAATTTCTGAATGCATTCAAAAAAGAAGTTGCTAGGTTAAAAGCTGAAAATATTGGAGAGAAGGATATTGTTCGCAAGATTACAAAAGCCCTAGCTTTTCACGTAAAAGATTAAGAAGTATAATGCTTCATTATCTTGACTTTAAAAACAGCTGTATCTACGGAAATAGGTTTATTTGTCTCTAGTGTTAAAGTATACGTATATGGCATCTCAGGATAATTGATATTGCTAACATATGCTAGACTAATAAACCAAGCGGCACTTGCTGATGAGAAATTGGAAGGAATAATATTAACATCGCTTAGTTTTATCGTATCAATAGGAGAACTGAATGTGGTTGTTCCGATACTGTTTCCAACGTTTATCACGATATCGTTGTCAGGATAACTGTAAAATATATTAGGATATGCTGTAGAAGAAACAGATTTAATTATGGATATGATATTGGAAGAAACAGTTTGAGTGGTTGTTAAATTAAAAGCCGATGCTTCTTTTATTCTTGTATAGTAATCGGACGAAAGGGCTTGAATTTTACTATCAACTGTCGCTGACATTGAAACTGATCTTGTGCTCAATGATTCCACGACATTGTAAAAAGAAACATTGTCGGGTCCAACTATAAAATCCACAAAATCTAAAATGTTAGTTCCTGAATCATTTTCAACTATAAGGTAATTGCCATTTACAACTTCTTCAAGTTGAGGTAATTGTTTTATATCTACAGTGTTATATAGTGCCATTTTAATATCCTACTGTTAAAATTCTTTTCCAATCTTTATTGTCAACTGTACCGACAGATATGAAATAATCTTTAGTATTTGCTGAAAAATACAATAATCCCAATTTATTTGGTATAATTACCCCAGATGGAGATATTCCACCGCTCAATAACGTCGTGGTTGATCCGGATAAAGAAATAAAATTGGCCAAAGAACTAACAGGAACTGTTTGAGTTCCAATTAATGGATTATCTAAAACGAGAATGTCGTTGGGTTTTATTTCTGTAGCGTTTGGAAGTATTCGTATGTTAATGCCATCTGCCATTTGAATTATTTATATTTAAAGCTAAATTTAAACATGATATTCGTTGGAATAGTAACTTGCAATAGACCTAATTTTTTCGAAAAATGTTATAATTCTGTAAAAAAATCAAAAAATGTTGATTTTATTATGGTTGTAAATGATGGTGAACAAGATGTAAAATTAAATGAAAACGATTTATACGTTAAAAATGAAAAAAATCTTGGCGTAGGCAAAAGTAAGAATTTATTGTTTAAAAAAGCAAAAGAATTAAAAGCGGATCATGTATTTTTAATTGAAGATGATATTGTTATGAAAAATTCTGAAGTTTTTAATGAATATATTAAAGCTAGGGATTTAACCGGAATCCAGCATTTTTGTTTCGCATATCACGGGCCAGCGAATAAAAATGGAATTTCCGGAGGTAAACCATCACCGAGATATATTATAGATTATGGAACTGTCAAAATATCAATCAACATGCACAGCGTTGGCGCATTCTGCTATTATTCGAAAGAGGTATTAGAAAAATGCGGTTTTATTGACGAGAGCTTCCATAATGCATTTGAGCACGTGGAGCATTCTTATAGGATATCAAAAAATGGGTATACCACTCCTTATTGGAATTGGGCAGACCTCGCAAACAGCATGGATTATCTGGATGAAATCGAGTGTTCGGAAAAAAGCAGTTCAATTCGCCCAAGAAATGACTGGAAGGAAAATATCATCAAAGGTGCAACATTGTTTCAGAAAAAACATGGATATTCCCCCGCATGGCAAAATGCAGTCCCAGATACATCGGAAAAAGACGTGAGAGTAATTATGAAGAATATCTTCAAGAAGTTTGCTCAGAACTGCCCATAGTTTCTTTTTTATTGCTATTCGGGTCAATCAAGTGAAGAGCGTTATTGTCCTTTAAATAGGAATTCATGGAACCAGCTATTTTTGTCATTTGAGCACTATGGGGGCCAATAACACATTTACATTGTTTTAAAATCTCCACGTTTTTTACAAAAGTAAGAGTTTCCTGTTCCTTTAAAGCAGGATTCATCGACACCATATCAGTGTTTGACATTTTTTGATTACCGTATCTTTTTTCTTCGCTATCGTATATAAAATTGTATTGTGGGTACTTTTCTTCCACTTCATGGATATATTCCAAGTCATCACTTGTTACAAAGAAATGTTTTCCAAGACTATTTTCCTCAACATATTTAAAAATAAATTCATGGGTAAGATATGAGCTTTCCACAATTTTATCACCCCTCCTTAAATGTAAAGCAACGAGATTTTTGAAATTTTCGATTTCATATTTTTCTTTGAGATATTCAATTTCTTCTTCAACTTTACTTTTATATGAATTATTCAATTTTAATAAATTATACATATATCCGGAATACATTAAATATTCTACTTCTTTTGGATGCCAACACTGATATTCGCGCATGTTTGAACTATTCCAATATGATGCAAAATCAAAAAAAACAACTTCTTTATCGTTGTATGAAAAATCAAATTTTTCAACTTCTTTGATTCCTTTTTTCTTTAAAGAATCTAAGTTTGGAGTAAACTCCTTGAAAGGATCTTCGTAAGCATAACTCGTATATCTGAAAACCGGAGTTCTATTGAACGCATGAGCAATTTGCATAATCAATTTTCGTCTAGCATACATTGCACCAAAACCACCCCATTCAATGTCACCAACAATATATTTTTCAGAATCAAATAAATTAAAATCCATGTTTATATTGATTTTTGAAAACGAATAAATCAATAATGTAAATGAGCGATAATTCTAAATTTGTGGAAGAATCAACCGGACCATGTGATTGGGATAGTTTAATAATGCAAAGATTTTGTGAATTTGTTCCAGAAGATAGTGTTATTGTTGACATTGGTGCTAATTATGGCATTTTTACTCTTAATGTTTTAAAAAATAAAAAAGTAAAGGAGATCTATGCAATTGAAGCTGATTCAGAAAACTTTAAAGTATTAAAAACAAGAATTAACGGAGATTTCAATGTTAAATTAATTAATGCAGCCGTTACAGATCACAATGGGAAAATCGATATTTACGAGGGCAATGGGGATCATGCGACTAGAAACATTCTGGGGGAAAAATCATTCTGGGAAAATTCAAATAAAAAACAAATAAAAAGATGCACGGTGGATTGCGCAACATTGGATTATATTTTTACAGAAAAACTAAATGTAAAAGTTGATGCCTGTAAAATTGATGTGGAGGGAGCAGAGGTTTTGGTATTGAAAGGGGCAGATAAATTTCTCGACAATCTAAAATGTGCATTTGTAGAATGCCATACCAAGGAAACGTATCAGGAGATTATTAAAATGGGTCTGGAAAAAGGATGGACAATTAAGTTTCTTAAAAATCTACATACTGTAAAATCAATCGATGATATTGATTTTTGCTACCAGATCATTATTTTTCCAAACGAAAAATAATTTTCTCAGTAACGGACTTTAAAGTAAAATACTTTTCGTAGACTTTTTTTCCGTTTTTCAACATTTCTTGAATATCGGATTCGGTTTTTGATTTTAAAATTTCCTTAAGTTGATTTATATGTTCAATGTTTAGGACAATTGCAAAACTGCCATAATCAATTTCATTTGAAAATGGCAAATATGGTTCATTATCATAGATATATACCGGAATAGAACCAAGTTGAATTGCCTCGTAGAAACGATAACTTTGTTTTCCATACCCTCTTGCACAAATGGTAAAAATTGATTTCTTGGTTGTTTCTACAAAAAAGTCGAATTGTGAACCATTAACTTGGTATTTCCATTCTTTGGAAGATATGAAAAAGTCGGCATCATTCTGTAAATGTTCAATCATCTTCGCCCTTACTGAATGTGTATTTGAACCCACGAAACTACAGAACATTGTTTTATCCAATGGATTTTTATATTGTTCTGGAATTGGAGCACAAACAAGAGGAATTGGAATTCCTTTTGAAAAGTTACCTCCCGCCGAATAAACATCAATGTCAAGATGATCTATTTTTTCATTCGGAGCGTCATCGTGTTGACAAACTGTGAAATATTTTTCATTTTTTGGAATCGTATTGAGATAACATTGTATTACTGGATTTCTGTAATTGTGAATCCAATTTCTCAAATAGATGTTTGTCCAAAAAACGGGAAGATAATATCTCGAATAAGATTTATCCATGCAATTTTTTATAAAATAATCGCAAAAAAATTCCTCCAAATATAAACCTTGATGATAACAAGGATATGATGGAAGTGGATATTTTATCCGAAGATATGTTGTGTCATGGAACAGTTTCTCTTGAAAGTTCACGTTTAATGTAGTCTAAAAGTTTAATTTTGTTGTTTACCCCCACAGTCCAATTGGCATGGTGCATCAGTATGTTTTTAGGAATATCTTTATATTCCTCTCCATTCCAGACTACATTTCCAGTATTGTATGCGATTGTATAATATTTGTCTTCTGGAAAAATTCTCCAATTTAGATTTTTTCTTCCGAAGTAATTGAAAGCATATTGGTCATGTTCGAATTTGTCAATATGTAAAAGAGAATTTTCAAAGACTTTTTTTAATTTTTCACTACAAGTCATGACCATGAAACCTGTGCATAGAATTACATTTTCGGGACATTTGGGAGTATCACATTGACAGAAAACGTCAACTTCTGGCTCTAAGTCCTTGTATTTTAAAATGTCATCAGTGAATCCATCGAACAATTGAATATCTGGATCACAATAGATGATTCTTTCTCCCATGTTATCATCAATGGCCTTCATGATAACTTCCAATTTATCAGATGTCGATTGTCTAAATCCGTATGTGCTGTATCCACCAGTATTGCTTTTTTGTTCCATTTCTGAAACATAAAGGGAAAAATCTTTGTTTTTATTTGCCTTTTTGTATGTGGGCAGAAAATAATTGTCAAAAAAAGGTTTATGGGATTCGGTAAAAGATGTATATATCTTCATAAGAGCGATGATATATTATTTATAAATCCCTGCGGAGAAAGATAGGTTTCCCAAATTTCTCTGCATTTTTCTTGTTTTTCCATCAAATCATTGTTTTTACAATATTCTTTCATCTTTTGTGGTAATAAATGAAGCTCTTTTTCTTCCACAAAAACGACAAGGCTTTTATAATCGATTAAATTCTCAAAAGGAAGAACCGCATCGGTATTGATGAAAATCGGAATTCTACCAAAGCACATTGTCTCATAGAACCTGTATGAGAAATTACCGCAACCTCTGGGGCAAAGAATGAAAATATTGTTCTGAAGATTGTTTAAGAACTTTTCTCTTCCTTTCTTTTTATCAACGGAAGGGTTTTGATAGAAAGAAAACACTTCTTCGTGATTAACCGGAATGTCTCCTTTTTTTAATTCCGCAAGTGATTCCTTTCTGATTGGTCTATTACTATCTCCGCAAAAACCAACTGAAACATTGTAACAAAAACCAGAAGAATGTTTTTTAATGTCTGGAATGAAAACAGGAAATGCAAACTCGTTCTTTTTTCTTTCTGATGCATAGAAAGATGTTCTGAAAAGAATTACATCTGCTGGAACGTTGTAATCGCCGCCAAAATCATCATTGTTCAAACATATAAGTTTTTTCCCATTTTTTCTTGCAAGATTCAATACTTCTAAGAATCTAGTTTCCAAGGAACTGATGAATTTAAAAGGGAGAACAAAATAATCACAATCCGCTTCATTTGCATATTCAATGTGAAGATTGTCATTAAAAATACCAGACTCCCAGAATCTATTGTTATTGATATAGTCCTTTGCTTGTTTGGAAAGAATTGGATAAACGAAAAGAAGCTCAGTGACAAGCTCCAAGTCTTTTTGGGTTACGAATTGTTTAGGGACGTGGTATTTCATAGGAAGTATTCTTTTTCTAATTCCAACTCATTTTCCAGAGGATACCAATAGTTGTTTCCTCTTTTTAAGAGAACATTGAAAAGGTATTTGTGCCAAGTATCGCAATCTTTTTTATTGACGTTCCAAAGAATGTTTTTATTGTAATCTAGTTCAGGGGAATTGTGAGAAGATACTTCCTCGTGCATGATGTGGAAAAGCATCGGAGGCCATTTGTTACAAAAATCACAATTTCCAATTTGTTTCATGATTGTAGCGTAGTGAACATCCCAACCACTGATTGCATATATGTATTTTGGAAACTTATCTTTATGTTCTTTCCACCATTTTGTTTTTACCGCATAGGCATCGAATCCCGCAACTTGATAATGTGAAATTGTTTTCGGCTGTTCGTCCAGTGTTTTAATGTCGCTTATCGCAAGCCTTGCAGCGCAATAAGTATCAAAATTCGTGTTTAAAATATGTTTAATTAAACGATCCGATACAATAATATCCGAATTTACAAATATAAACATGCCAATGTCATTTTTTTCGGAATAGTCACAAAGAACATTGAACATATCATGCATCATCGGAAGATTCCTTTTACTTCCATTTGTGTATTGCGAGCTATGCTCGGTTAGTTCTGGGAGAAAAACAATGTTTTCATTCGGTTCTTTGTCTACTGAACCTTTGAAATCAATATTCAAAAGTGTTAAATCGAATTGTTTTTTTAGCTTGAAAAGACTTTCTTGTGATATTTTTATCCTCTCATTTAAAGGATAATGGAGATTGAAACCAATTGCGATTTTCACAATAATGATTTATTATTTTTCAGGAAGATTTCAATGCGAAAAAGAAATCATTGTGATCTCCGCTCCAGTTTGGGTTATTGGAATAGTTGAAATTTGTTACATTTTCCAAGCATTCGTAACCTTGCTTTGAAAGAAATTCAAACATCTCATTTTTATAAAAATCATAAACCTCTATCAGCATGTATTTTATTTTTGTTTTATCGAAATTCAAACCCTTTAGAACCTCAAATTCATATCCTTCAACATCCAAAGATAAAAAATCAATTGTAGTATATTCACATTCTTCAATTATAGATTGTAATGTTCTTGCTTCCACCGAAACATCAGAATTTGATTTCAATCTTGTTCCATTAATTGAATTCATGGGGTGTCCACTAAAATCTCCAACAACAACATTTCCTTCAAAGTCAAATGAAACACATGCACAATTGAATGATTTGTCATTTGGCCTATTTCTCAAACAAGCTTCATAGCCGCTCTTCGATGGCTCGATTAATATACCATTCCACCCCAAATCATCTTGTAACCATTTTGTGTTTGACCAGTGAATACCATCCAATGCGCCCAATTCAATATATGTCCCATTTGTATATTTTAAAGAATCGTGATAAATTGACACGATTTTATTTAAACAGTCATGCGCAATCTTCAACCATTTTTGCTTCAGCATCACGCCTCTTGAGTAATCCCACCAAATTTTTTCCAACCCAAAGTCTTTTCATTTTTCTAATTTCTTCCGCTATTCCCTTATAATCTTTATTCAAAACAAGTTGTTTTATATTAGACATTTCTATTCTGGTTGATCCTTTTGTCGATGCCCCCCTGTTAAAAACTATACTAACAAGAGCAATTTGAGCGTTTTCTTTTAATTTATCAAATTCGGGCCAAAGACTATGAGTCATTTTCCAAAATTTAGGGAGAGTCCATTCAACAAAAGCTTTATATGCATTGTCCCAAGATAGTTCAATATTTTTTACTTTAGATAGAGCATTTTTTGCATTTTCACCTTTTAATCCAATTACTGATTTTATCTTTTCAGATTGTTCTTCTGTGAAATATTTCGAAAAAAAACGATCAAACTCTTCTTTTGTCATATAACCTAAATCGGCACCTATACCCATAGTGATTCCGGACTCTCCTTTAGGCCAAGTCATATTTTTAAGAAATTTTTCATAATACGATTTCCCTCCAGTTTCAAATTCGACAACAGGAGTCCAATCGTAATCCAAGTAGGTTCTTTCTTTCTTTGGTAAATCTTCGTGTTTTTTTTCTTCTATCTTTTGTTTTAAATTTTTAACGAAAAAATTTAAAATTTTACAAAAAAATTCGTTCATTTCTTTAAAAATCCGCTCCTCCTTTTATTTTGAATTTAATTCCATCTATAGCATCTCCTGCTGATGATGGTATTTTTTTGGCTGAAAATGAAAAAGAAGGCTTAATGGAAAGAAGTAATCTTAACCAAAATGGTCTATCATCTTCTTTTGGATGCAATTCTTTTACAAAACGAGAATAATCCCTATCTGGCATTATTCTTTTCCTGTAGAAACTTTCAAATTAGTTACGGCCATTTCAACAGCGAGATTGAGCAACGATGAAGCCGCATTCAATCCTTCGCTTTTAGCAGCATCGGCTAATTTGTTAAAAGCTTCTTCTCTTTTTTGAGAATTGCTAATTTCGTTATTGTTAGCTAACTCTTTAACGATTCCAAGTGCAATTGGTAACAGAACCGATAATGACGCACCAACTTGTTTAGTTAGAAGGGGCCAGACAAAATCTATAAAAGATTTCGAGACTCCTAGAATTTTAGATATTAATGTTTTCATGATTATTTTTTCAATTCTATGGCGGCTTTTACTGTTTGAGGTCCAACATAGCCGTCAACTCTTATGTTGGCACCATTCTGATTCAAAACTTCTTGCATTTCTCTACCGTATTTTTTCAAAATTGACTCTGGAATTAAACCATATGCATAATCTATAATTAGCCAGAGAATTCCAGTTAAAACATATTCGTTGAGATACACTTCTAAACCAGGCACCTTTTGAGCTAAAAAAGCAACCGTTGTAGCAACAATACCCGTTGTTGCTTTCATAATTAATGGACCGCTTCTCGAAATGGCCATTTTAACAATAAAACCTTCTAAAAAATCTGGAATTTTCATAGTAAAAGTATTTATATGTTTGACATTGAGATTTTTTTAAAGTTCAAATAAAACATAAATAATCAAAGTTAATAATGACATTAATATTTAACTAAATAAAAATATGGCTAATATAACATCGTATCAAACCGCTGAATATGGAAAATTTGTTCCAATAGTAAACAATACAGACTATCCTCCAGTTTCTGTAATAAGATGGTCTTATCCAGACACATCAAATGCATTTCCTTCAAATTCTGCGGTTTCTCCATTAAGTTCTGTAGACGTATATCATAAATACGCTGTATTAGTTGAACCTGTTGGCATAATCAACCAGCTAACTACAATCACAAATGTTCTTTGTGCTATACTTAATAAGTAGAAAATATGCAAAAAAATTATTGGCAACCTAATATTGATAATTGGATTGTAAAAGAAAATTATGCAAGTGGAATGCCTGCCATGAATTTCAATTCTACTTTTTCTATAGATAAAATGGCAAATAACGTTGCTGTTAAGAATGAAGAAGAAGAAAATGATGCATTGGAGCACTCTTATAAGGGGATTATTACGCTCAAAAAGCTTAGACAAGAAATACACAAAATATTAGAAGACGTGTATGGTCTTTCAAAAACAGAACAAGATGCTCAAAATGCAGGAAATCCGTACGATAAAATTATTCAAGTATTGGAGAATCCCGACCTCAAAGCAATGTTAGATATTGCTTCAAATGAAATTAAGAAAAGAAATCTTTCTTCTTTTTAATTTTTTTCTTTTTTTTCTTTTTAGGAACTTGTAAAAAAACAGTGGATGTCGCAGATGGGGCAATTCCGGTTGGCCCAGCACCTTTAAAACCAACTGGAATAGGACCAGTGGAATTTACATTCATAGATGGAACTGGAGCCTGACGCCCCTGAATCGCTTTTGATCTAGGATATATATTGAAGTCTTCTAATATTTTTTGAATTTCCTTATAAAAATTCATATTAGAATGCCCTTATGCATTTTGTGACAACAGCACTAGGTTGAATTATACTAAATGGATCACCTAAATCTGAGGTCAAACCATCATCAATACCATTTCCAGTTCTACTGTCATCTATTTTTAGATTTCCAGCAGATGTTGAAAGTGAAAGTGTACCCCCACCTACGACACTATTGATACCATGTGTATGTGAAGGTATATTTTGTTTTTGAAGAATTACGCTTTCGGTTCCCCCGATGGATCCAACATTATTGTTTATAGTACTCGTGGATATGCCACCTGAACCTATAGTTGTTTTTCTTCTTAAATCGGGAACATTGAAAGAAGAAACATTTCCACCCCAAGTTGTCCCAATGGTGTTGAATAATTCGGGATATAAAGAAGCGGCATAATTTGCGCCATTGCACAGCAAATATCCATTTGGAGGAGTTGTCCCTGCAAAATCTATAATAGAGCCAACAGGAACGCCTAAAATTTGACTAGTGCCTACCAAAAGAGGTGCTAGTGCCGCTGCTAAATCTTGAAGAGGTATGTCTTCCACTTGACCATATGTTCCAAGATTACCTTTCACACTATTGCCACGCATTAAAGATAACGCTGAATTTCCTATACTGAAAGTCGCAACTTTCAATTTACCGTTTATATCGAAATCCAATCCACCATTTAGAGAAGTATCACTTAACCTTATTTTTGAATTATCGCTCGGATCTTTCTCCAAACCCCTGCCCACAGAAGAATCGGATAGATATGTCGCATTTAAGGAATAAGTTTTAACAGAAATTGCACTAGTTTGGTTTAAAACCGTTGTGATATTGTCTGCTGTAAAATTTCTGGTAAGTCTTGAATATGATTGAACATTTGATGTATTTGTACCAGTTAAAACCAACAAATTATTGCTGGTCAAATCAAATAAAATATCGCCTTGATATGCTGAAACAACTCCGCTTGAATTTGTGGTAAAATCGAAATTAGCAAAACCCAAGAATTTATTACAAGCCAACATTCCACCGAATGTTGCACCATCTCCTACAAAAAGTCTTTGATAATCAGTAACATATACAGGCTCACCCAAAGAATATATGACATTTTTCCTATCAGATTCAATGCCTTGCCTTAAAATAATTTTTTTATATTCTTCCATAGAATTATTTATATGGTTGAATACATAATATTATGGAAAATGTCATATATAACGTGATTGTCGATGGTTCGCATTTTAGATGTATGGATACGTCCAATGGTATGCAATTAGGATTGAGTGGAATTAATGGTACGGTTATTTCTGGTCCAATCGTGTCGGGTGACAGAATGACAGTTATATTAAAAGATAATCTCGGCAATCAAAAAGGATACGTAATGAAGCTTCCATCCTTTAACACAATCACAACATTCTCTGCTTGACTGCGAGAAGCAATATGCTAGAATTCTTCGCATGGTTAAAGAATTCGCATCCTATGAAAAATTACCAATTCTATCTTATGAAGAATTAAACAAAACCGTTGTTTTTATTGGAACTTGTATAAAGAGTCAATACGACGAGGATAGAATATCAATTAGAGAACTTTTCAATCCAAAAAGGATTGCACATTGCGATAGATTTTTATATGGTACCATTTTGGAACCTAAAAAAGAACATCTTTTGATAGCGGAAAAAGTCAAAAAAATCGAACATATTGATTTATATACGTATAATAAAATTATTTCTGAAAATAATCTATCCTGTGATGAAAATTTTATATTTTTAGAAGATGGGCTGTATCCTGTTGATGAGAAACATATAGGCGAATATATTCCAAATTTGGAATATGACTCATTTTTTGATGATGATCCAGAAATGCCTATACACCAAAAGATTAAATCTTTAAAAATGTTTATTCTTGTTCCTTGACTAGCACTTGTGGGAGCCAGTAAATAAAAATACAACATATGGGAACCGAAGCTACTAAACTTAAAATTTTCGATGAACAAATTTCTAGAAAGCCAAATTTATACCCTTGGACCGATGAATTTATTGAAGCTATGCACAATGGCTTTTGGACGGATAAAGAATTCTCATTCAAATCCGATGTTCAGCAATTTAAAGTAAATTTAACAGAACAAGAAAGGGAAATCATAATAAGAACTCTTTCCGCCATTGGACAAATTGAAATCGCGGTTAAAACTTTTTGGTCTAAACTCGGTGAAAATCTCCCGCATCCATCTCTCGCCGATCTGGGATACGTGATGGCTAATGTGGAAGTTATCCACAACAATGCGTATGAAAGATTGATAACCACATTAGGATTGGAAGATGTTTTTGAGAAAAATCTAAAACTAGATTGGATACAGGGTCGAGTAAAATATCTTAAGAAATATACTCATCGATTTTACAAAGACAGTAAAAAGCAATATCTTTACGCTTTAATTTTATTTACATTGTTTGTCGAAAACGTTTCATTATTTTCGCAATTTTACATTATTAACTGGTTTGCTCGTCACAAAAATGTTCTTAAAGATACAGATCAACAAGTGAAATATACGCGAAATGAGGAAAACATCCATGCTTTAGTTGGTATTAAAATTATTAACACTATACGCGACGAATATCCTGATCTTTTTGATGATGAATTGATCGATAAGATTGTAAGCGAGGCAAGAGAAGCGTTTGAATCCGAATCCAAAATTATCGACTGGATGGTTAATGGTATAAAAGAAGAAGGTTTGAGTGCTACGATTTTGAAAGAATTCGTAAAAAACAGAATCAATGAATCCTTAACCCAAATAAAATTTCCAAAAGCGTTTGAAGTTGATAAAGAAATTTTATCGTCTACAAATTGGTTTTTAGAAGAACTTTTGGGTAACAACATGACTGATTTTTTCCATCAGAGGCCCGTTGAGTACTCTAAAAGAAATCAATCATTTTCCGAAGATGATTTATTTTAAATTTTGATTGCTATTCAGAATAAATTTGCTAAGATATAAACAAGACTTTTTATGGATAAAGATATATATTGGCTTAACAAGGATTCTCGTAAATTTTTAGAACGAGGATATTTGTTAGAGGGTGAAACAGCAGAACAACGAATTCGTGATATCGCAGAAGCGGCAGAAAAAATTTTAAAATCAAAAGGATTTGCGGACAAGTTTGAAGATTATATGCATAGAGGTTTTTACTCTTTATCGAGTCCAATTTGGGCTAATTTTGGGCGTAAGAGAGGTCTTCCTATTTCTTGTTTTGGTTCTTATGTTGGTGATACGATGGAAGATATCATGAACAAAGTTTCTGAGGTTGCTTTGATGACGAAGCATGGTGGAGGAACATCTGCTTATTTCGGTGCATTACGTGGAAGAGGAACTCCTATCTCATCTGGAGGAGAATCTACTGGTTCTGTTCATTTCATGGAACTTTATGATAAGCTAATGGAAGTGGTTTCTCAAGGTAGTGTTCGAAGAGGATCTTTTGCGACTTATCTTCCTATTGAACATCCAGACATTGAAGAGTTTTTAAAAATCCGTGGAGAAGGACATCCAATACAAAATCTTTCTATTGGTGTTTGTGTATCAGATGAGTGGATGAAAAAGATGGTAGATGGTGATAAAGAAGCTCGTAGAATTTGGGGTCTTGTTATCAAAAAGCGTTTTGAATCTGGTTATCCTTACATTTTCTTTAGTGATAATGCTAATAACCAAGCACCACAAATTTATAAAGATAAAGGATTAAAAATAAACAATTCCAATCTATGTTCAGAGATTATGCTTTCAAATCAAGAAGATGAATCTTTTGTGTGTGATCTATCTTCATTGAATTTGGAAACTTGGGAAGAGTGGAAAGATACTGATGCAACAGAAGTTTTGGTGTATTTTCTAGATGCTGTAATGTCAGAATTTATAGATAAGACAGAAGGAATTAAATTCATGGAAGCCCCTCGAAAGTTCGCTATGAATCAGAGAGCATTGGGGGTTGGTGTTCTTGGTTGGCATTCATTATTACAATCCAAGATGATTGGTTTTGAATCAATGGAAGCCAAAATGCTAAACAATCAAGTTTGGAAGGGAATCAGAGAACGTGCCGATAACGCAACATGGTTTTTAGCTAGAAATTATGGGAATGCTCCAATTTACGAAGGAACTGAATATTCTAGACGAAATACAACGACACTTGCTGTTGCCCCTACCACATCATCAAGTTTTATTCTCGGTCAAGTGTCTCCAAGTATAGAACCTCTCAATTCAAACTATTTTGTAAAAGATTTGGCAAAGGGTAAATTTACATACAAGAATCCATATCTTAAAAAACTTCTAAAGGAAAAGGGTAAAGATGACGATGATACTTGGAAGTCTATCCTTATTAAAGGTGGAAGCGTTCAACATTTAGATTTTCTTTCACAAGAAGAAAAGGATGTATTTAAAACATTTGGTGAGATTTCTCAAAAAGAAATTATTATTCAAGCAGCACAACGTCAAAAATATATTGATCAAGGTCAAAGTTTAAACATTATGATCCCTCCAAATACAAAACCTAAAGAGGTTAATGAGTTAATGATATTTGCTTGGGAACAAGGTATTAAATCTTTATATTATCAGAGAAGCGCAAATCCTGCACAAGAATTGGCACGTTCAATCTTGACCTGTAAGAGTTGCGAATCTTAATATATTAATTATTGAATATGAAATACCAAATCAGAAAAAGAGAAAATGTGACCTTATATATGGCTTCAGAAGTCGCTGAATTGGATGATAAAAAGTTTAAAAAATTAAAAGATAATCCATATACTGGAAATTCCGAAGAAGAGTTTTTAAAATACATATCGAATTTGGATATGTGGAATATTTCGGAACTAGATCTCGACATGTATACTATCTCGGAATTGGAAAAATTAGGACCAGATGGTGAATCAAAGGAATTCGGTAATTCGGCTGAAAAATCGGCTAATATTTGGTTTGAGTCTGGAGAGGAAGATGAGGCTTACTCAAAATATGGTGGATTCAATGCAAGGTTCGACTCAAATGAGTGATTCGTTTGAACGCTGGAAAAATTCCATGGAACATAAAAAGTGGAAAATTGCTAGATTCTATACTTTGTATTGCGATACACCAACAGATCCCAATGAAATTTCGGATGAATCTGTCTTGGAATTTGAGAAAATATTTTCTACTGAAAAAGAGAAATCTTCAGAATAAAATCACTTATTCTTTTTTTTGTTTGCCCCTTTTTGGGACGATTTAGAATTAGGCTGCTTTGGTTTTTTCTTTTCCTTCTTGTGATTATTTTCTCCTCTATTTCCCATAGATAATTATTTAGCTTCGTTTTTTCCTAAATAATTGAACATGCCATTAATCATAAATGTAAAAAAAGAAGAAGACGACGAGGATCTCTATCCCACATTGTTTGGATTTCCCACAAAAAATGGTTTTGCATCTAAAACTTTAAATTTAGTTTATATTGTTGTAATGATTGTTGCAACTGCATTCGCATACCACGCTTTGAATTTAATTCTACCAGACTGGAATAGCGGTATTATATTTCTAGCAGCACTTTCGGTAGTAGGTCTTCCATACTGTGTTAAAATTATTATGTATGGTAGAGAAATTTTTGAATATAAACACGCGGTTTTATGTGTATTGATTAGTCTTCTACCCACAATATTTGATTTTGTTGGTTTTTATTCTGAGACAAGCATTCGGCAATCATTGATGTCCAAGAAATTTGAAGTATTGGAAATTGTAAATTATTTTGATAAAGATGCTAGGCAATCTCTGAATAAACAAACAATTACATTAGAAAATGAAACAAATGCAAAAATATCCCAGATCGAACAAATTCTTAATTCAAATATAAAAAAAGTTGATGATTCCTTGAATATTTTTCAAACTCAAATTGAACAAAAATTCATCAATCAAACGAAACAACTAAACGAGAGAATAAACAACGCAAAACAAGCTGTTACAGATGAAACCCAAGGTGTCAGGGGGAAATCTACTTCTGGTGTTGCTGGATCAGGCCCGAGAGCAATTGAACTTCAAGCGGATCTAAGAAAAGAAGAAGCATCCGTTGAATTGGAAAAAAAAGAATTTGCAGCAAATAAAGAAAAGGAACTTGAAAAACTAATCGCTTCATCCGAATTAGAAAAAAACACACTTAGACAAAATCAAGAAAAAGAACTTGAAAAAATTAAAAAAGAATACGAAACAAAAAAACAATCTATCGATCAAGGCATCAAATCCATCGATAGCCTTTTGGGAGAAAATGGTCTGATATTTGAAGTCAACAAATCGAAGAGTTTTATAGAACTCGCGGATATTTCTGTAAAATTGAACAATTCGATCAATATCGTATCATCCAAACTAAATGTGGAACCGAAATACATAAAATTCGAATCCGATAATGTTATTCAACTTTCGTTTGGAGCATTGATAAAGGGTGAGATTACTGCGCTCATTTGTTTTCTTTTAGCAGTGCTTTTGGAAATTGTTGACACTATTATCGTATATATGGTTCGTGGCGTTAAACCTGAAAAAAAGAAAAAGTATGAAGAACCAGTAAATAACGTGAGAGAAAGAATTTATTACTAATTTAGAAGGAGTAAGTGTAAACAGGGGCGGGACGGTGGGTCTATTGCAGAATAGAACTGTTTACAAAAAAAGGCATTGACATACTAAGATTTACTGTTAATATCTAAAAAGTCATTTATATGATAAATCCAAAATCCCGAATCGATCTGAAGCAGAAAGCTCTTCAGTTAAAACAAAAAGGTTATTCAGTCGCAGAAGCGGCAAATGTGTTACTTCTTCCTAAATCTACGGTTTGGGATTGGTTCAATGGTCGCAAAAGAAATGATGGTCCAATTGCTTACAAAAATGAAAACCTAACAACTTTTCGGGGCCGAGAAACATTTGATAAGAGGCATTTTGATGTTCAAGTGTTTTTGGAACAACTTGCGCCAATCAACCTAAAAGTACCGAAGATCAATACTCCAAAGAGTGGATTAAATGATTTTGCAGTTATCATGAATGACTTGCATTTTCCAATGCACTGTCAAAAATCTATCGATATTGCATTTGCTGTTATTGATGAACTAAAACCAAAAACGATTGTTATTAATGGTGATTCTCTGGACATGCTTGCCATTTCTAGATATCCAAAAGACATTCGTAAACAGTTCAGCCTTTTAGATGAAAGAATTGCGTATCATGAATTTCTTTACTCACTCATGGAGGTTTCTGAAGGTGCTGAAATCATTGAAGTCCACGGAAACCATAGCGGAGATTCCACATTTGGTCGCTGGTGGCGTTATTTGAGTGAAAGAATCGGAGAACTCGCGTGTCTTCCGGAAATCAAATACACCTTGAGCTATGAAAATATTTTCCTTGGAGATTTCAAAAACAAGATTCAAATGGCTGATTATGTGGAATTAAATGACGATCTCGTAGTTCTACATGGAGATGTTGTACGAAAACACGGTGGTCAATCCGCTAGAGGTACACTTGAGAAATATTATCAAAGTTCCATTATGGGACATACCCACAGAGTCGGTTATACCGCTCAACGAATTCCATCCATTGGTAAAAGAAAAGATAAACAAATTTACGCATATGAAATGGGATGCTTGTGTAAATTGTCTGCGCTTTATGCTGCAACCACAAATTGGCAAAATGCATTTGGTATCGTTTCTTTAGGGGAAGATAATACATTTGGAGTGGAAACTGTCATGATCAATGATGGTGTTGCCAATGTGTCAACACTTGGTAAAACGCTTTATGCGTGATATTCCCTTCTAAATAATAATGTGCCAAATGTAAGCAAGGAATCTTTAAAGTTTAAATTCGAAAATGTTGACATGCCTAATCAATCAGATCATTTGGATCTGATTGATAGCTGTTATAGTAACTCTGTATCTGGGAATAGCACATATTTTGATTCGTTGTGTTCTAAAGGGTTTTTTAATCCTAAAAAAATTATACTATCTAACTCCATGGGAGTTAGATATAAAATAGAGAGTATCAATTCTACACTGACGGCAGTTGAACTTATAACAAGTTCAGAAACGCTTAAGGAAACGGATGATCTTCTTTTCAAATTATTTTCGAATCTTCAACCATTAACCTCCGTTGGCGACGGTTCATTTTCTAAGGAAACATCTGTAACATTTGATAGCACACTTTGGGCCGCTACAAATGGTACAATAAAATGGAGCGATTATCCAGCGCAAATACCATACAGTGAACAAGATGTTTATCATGTACAATTATCACACAATACTGATGCTATAAATGATATAGATTGGAGTTTAAGAATAGGAAAGGGTGGTCAATTGTATTACGCTAATCTGGAAGGTCTCGGTCAAATCATATGCCCTCAACGTTCTTTTTCTCCTTGGAATGATGATTGCATGACTACAACAGTATATAGCGCAGATGTCGCTAATACTGATACCGAAATGGGAGGTAACGATTCTTTCGCTAATGGATATATACACGGTTCCGGAATGTATATAAAACCACATATGGACGCATTAAGTAATAAACCCTTTTATTGTCCAATATTAGCCGAAAAGTTCGATCTGGTCGATAGGAGTTATTCGATTATAAATTGGGGTCTCGTTCCAAAACCTAGCATAAATCGAGGAGATGTTGTTTTTTATTCCAAATATAGAGATTTAGGTAACGGTGTATTAGAATTGACTTTTTATTTTTATAATTTTGGAGATAGAATTTATAATTTTGCGGAAACGCCTTGGTGGGCAGTAAGACCCAGTAAATTTCCATTCATGCTAGAGGGAATTAATGGCACATCGTCTTTTAAGATAAACGGTAAAAGATTCCAAGATGGCGCGATAGCATCTACAGGTGGATGGGGCGCACATACCGTAAACCCTAACAACCCAGACTCTATAACCTGTGCATTAGTGTGGGGGAGCGAATCCAGAAATTTAGCTGTTAATTTTGGATTAGTCAATAATGGAGAAAGGGATATGTCTTTAATAGCGCCTTCCTATAATGGATTAAATTTAGGTTTTGGTAAAGGTTTTTATTATAAAAGATATGCCGTTTTTGGTAAATTGAAAGATGTTAGATTAAAGTGTGCCGAATTAAATACAGAAACCAAATTGGATTACATTGAATTTTCGGAAACATATTCCGGTAAAATGCCTCTATATGAAACTAAATCGGACGGTCAATACGTTTTAACATCTAAAAAGCCGACAAACACTTCAACTCCCATTGCCGCGACCTTCCCAATTCCGGTAAAGGATTCTTATCCTTTGATAATGATGCGGAATTTGGATAATGGAAACTATTTCATAACAACAGATTTATATGCCGCTTGTGGAAAAATCCCATTTATTAATCCTTATTCTCCGAGCAATCCGAAATATCCAACATACCAAAATAGAACAATATATCAACCATATGATGAAAAAACAGAATGGGTGTCACTTTTAGGGTATGTTACCACCGCAAATCCATCCGATATTGGAAATGGATATGAATTAATATCTACGCTTTTACCTAAAGTGTCTTTTATTTCCGGTGAAAAATTAAGTTCAAATCAATTGATGATACAAACTATCTAAATAATATTATGGCTATTAGAACATCAGAAGAATTAAAAGCGTTATTTGAAGAAGGGGATTATCCAGATCAATCCGCATTTGGAGACTTAATAGATTCCTGTTTCAATAATTCAGTATCGGGTAATGTTGTATTTAACAATGATTTAACTGTTAATGGTGAGTTTTATTGTGATAATATAATACTATCGAACCAAAATGGGGATCAATATCGGTTGATTGTCACGAATAGTGGAGAGTTATCAGCCATTTCATTTACACCTTGATTTTAATCTTTTTCCATCTAAAATAAATTTGTAATATTTTATTTTAGATGAATGATATAACTATAGTAACAGGTCTTTGGGATATTGGTCGAGGTTTTTTAAAAGAAGGCTGGTCTAGAAATTTCGATCATTATCTTTTAAATTTTTCTCAACTTCTTCAAGTTGAGAATAATATGATCATTTTTGGAGAAAGCGATCTTGAGGAATTTGTTTTTAACCATAGAAAACGAGAAAACACTCAATTTATATCTAGAAGTAAAGAATGGTTTAAAAATGAATTTTTCGAAAAAATTCAAAATATGAGAAATGATTCGAATTGGTTAAGTCAAGCTGGATGGTTGAACGACTCAACTCAAGCTACACTAGAATGGTACAATCCCCTAGTCATGTCTAAAATGTTTCTTTTAAACGATGCTAGAATATTAGACGGTTTTAATTCTAGACATCTATATTGGATCGATGCGGGTATAACCAACACGGTTCACTCTGGTTACTTTACTCATGATAAAGTTCAAAATAAACTTCCAAATGTTTTTGATAGATTTGGTTTTGTAGCTTTCCCGTATGATGCGAACAATGAAATACATGGTTTCTCTTACCCCAAAATTAATGAATATGCTGGGAAAGATGTGAAATTAGTTTGCAGAGGAGGACTGTTCGGAGGACCAAAAGAATCCATTTCTGAAATAAGTTCCATATATCATGGATTACTTTCGAGCACATTGAAAGATGGTTATATGGGAACCGAAGAATCTGTTTTTAGCATAATGTTATATCGATATAGTGATTTAATAGATTATGTTGAAATTGAATCGAACGGTCTTATTTCTAAATTTTGTGAAGATTTGAAAAATGACAAATTTCAAGTTAAAAACACAAGCCCCCAAAATATAGAAATAGTGAGAAAAATAGATATCAATAAAGTTGGATTATATGTTATAAGTTTCAATAGTCCCAATCAATTTGAAACTTTAATTAAATCCATGTTGGAATATGATTCCGATTTCATAGAAAGACCTAGAAAGTTTTTATTAGATAATTCCGTAGATATTTCTACCACTCCGCGTTATTTGGAATTATGTGAACAATATGGATTTGAACATATCAAGAAAGACAATATAGGAATTTGTGGAGGAAGACAATTCGTTTCAGATCATTTCCATAATTCTGATTTGGAAATTTGCATCTGGAGCGAAGATGATATGTTTTTTCAAAATAAACCAAATGAAACATGCAGAAATGGATTCAATAGATATAGTTCAAATTTATATCAAAAGTGCTTGGAAATAATTAAAAAAGAAAATTTTGATTTTTTAAAAATAAATTTCACTGAATTTTATGGCGATTCTTCTACCGCATGGGCATGGTATAATGTTCCACAAGATGTTAGAGAAAAACTTTGGCCGAATAAACGAAAATTACCCGTAATCGGACTAGATCCAAATGCACCATTAACGGAGTTTAAAAACATAAAATCTCACAAAGGTCTTCCATATGTTAACGGGAACATATATTATTCAAATTGGACGCAATTTGTTACAAAAGAGGGAAATCGAAAAATGTTCCAAGATACAAAATGGAATCATCCTTTTGAGAATACTTGGATGTCATATATTTATCAAGAAACCATTAATGGTAATATAAAACCAGCATTACTGTTATTAACACCTATTGATCACAATCGCTTTGATCACTATGAATCAAATTTGAGAAAAGAAAACTAAATAACTCCATGGAAAGAATTATCCAAGGATTACTTACGATTTTAAATCAAATTAAATTCCATCATTGGTCAACAGATTCATTTGCTAAACATGAAGCTTTAGGTAAAGCATATGATTCTTTAAATGAATTAATAGATGAATTCGTTGAAGTTTTACTTGGAAAGTACGGTAAAACAATATCCACAATAGATTTAACCATTTATTCTGAGAGTGATATCCAGACAAAAGACGCATTGGAAGAAATTATTAATTTTTTAACAATCACACTACCAGAAGGACTAAGCTCGGACAAGGATAGCGACCTTTTGAATCTTAGAGACGAAATGCTTGCAGTAATCAATAAAACGAAATATCTATTTACGTTAAGTTAATTATTTTTTAATTTTACAAACCCAAGCTACTTTTTCAAAATCATCTTGCATGTATGGTTGTAGATTTTGTTCGATTGAACATTTTTCTATATCAGATTCTTTAATTTCACACCAATTCCAAAAATTATTTTCTATTTTATTTTTAAATGTTTCTAAATCTTTGGCATAATCATGTGCCATGATAATATCACCTTCCTTTAAAATGGAAGATATAATATTAAATTCCCTTATCTTATTTCCACCATCGCATAAAAATATATTTACACTATCGGATTTTGTAAATGATTTTAAATCCTCTAATTCATTTTCTTTTAATTTAGAATAGTCGGATTCGAATATGTTTTTAGTTACAATTTCAATTTTATGATTCAAGTTTGGGTGATTTAATAGAAATTTAGGAGGCTTAATATCATATGTTCTTATGATGAAATCTTCGATATTTAAATAATCCGAAATATCTTTTAACATCATCGTAAGTCCACCATATTCGGTCCCAATTTCAACTATTCTGCTTGGTTTTTTATCGGATAATAATTTCAAAAAAACATTATAAATGTCCGGATTCTGTAAAACATAAAGACCACTGTATTCAAATTGTCCAAATTTTTTATTATTTTCCATTTTAACTTGATTTTCCAGCGGTTTATTTATTGTGGTTTTTTCGCCAAAATAGTTTAATGTTCCACCCATATGTGATATGTGACAATATTTTGAAAATTCATCGCTTTTGGTAACACTGCCCAATTTCATTTTAGCATATATAGATGATGTTCCAAAATAAACACCATCATAATATGTGAAATAGTTATTGTTATTATTTGATATTTTATCCCAAAATTCTAAAAACAAATTTAATTTTTGATTGTTTTTGAAAATAACTCTAGTTTCAGCTGGATTTGGAGCATTGTCCATATCTTCAGTATATATTCCAGCAAGTTCGATATCTATCTTTTTTTGAAAATGTTCGTATGATTTCCTCAACCCTCCTAATTGTGGATTGGCGTGTGAAACGAAAAAAATATCAAAATCATTTTCCATTTTCAATGTGAAAGATTTATTATCCCACCCATCTATAAAGCAATCGCAGTCATTATAGAATATGACATCATATCCCATATTTTTAGCCATTCTTATGGGGTATCGTTTTAAATGCATATTGAATTTCCCACCAGAAATTGAATTTTCTCGAAAATGATCATGATAATTCAATATTTCAACTCTTGCATCATTAATATCTTTAAAATAATCCACATGGTTTGTTAAAATTAAAACATCAAAATCCGTGTATTCTAAATTAGATTTTATTAATTTTTTAGCAGATTCTAGGTATTTTTTAGAATTTTGCTGAATTTCAAACGCTAAAGTGGCCACGCAAGTCTTGGGTATTTCCAAAACGTTATAGAAATATTTTACATAATTTCCATATTTTTCTGGATCTTTTCTATCATACCAATCATCGAATTTAAAAGCTGTGAAAAAATCTTGATCGTTGAAATATAAGCAACTCATTAAAAGTTCCTCATAGTATAAAGTTGTTTCATTTGTTATTATTTTTTTCAACAATTCTTCAAATTTATTTTTAAATTCGAACATTTTTTTGGGAGTACCACCAAACATCCCCCCTATAATATGCTCTCCTCTATTGTATTTGTTGTAATATTTTTCTGGAATCGTAAAACTCCAATAGAAATGGCCATTATTATTTTTACTTAATAATAATATTTTATCTCTAGTTTTATCGCATATTCTTTTTAGATATTGTTCATTGAACAATGTGAAATTGAAATTTTTTTCATAACCATTCCCAAATGAATATTTTTCAGGTATTATTCCTCCGTGAGAAAGCCCAGCATCTACCCAAAAAACCCTATCATACGATTCAATATCGGCTAAATGATCGATCCAAAAAAATTTATTATATTGAATTTCATAACATCTATCAGATTTTTGCATTTCTGATATGTTTTTTAACTTTTTAATATCTTCGTAATATTTTGTATTTTTTAAATCAAAAACAATAAATTGTAATTTCTCCTCTGATATTTTTTTCTGAGTGTAAAAAAAATCTTTTAATTGATCAATTTCTTCTTCGTTTGTAAAACATATAAATTTATCAGCATTTAAATTCAAAATATTCAATAAACTGAATTTATAATGCTGATTTCTAGAAGGTCTTCCTCCGAATTCGCTTCCCCACAAATTAGAGTAAATGGATGTGTAAATTAACGTCTTCACAGTGCATCGAACATTTTATTTTTATTTAAAATTGGAATATTTTCTTCCGGTATACTTACATTTAAAAAATCACAAAAAGGTTCCCATCCTTCATTGAAATTGTATATTAAAAGAGGTTTATTGAATTTGTTTATCTCTTCAGTAATTAAATTTTTGTGTTTTTGAAAAATTTCAATATAATTTTCATCATTTAATTCGACTTCGTTAAAAGCATTTTGATACGCTTCAAAATCGAATTTTTTAGAATGATTCATGGTATGTTTATCCGTTGATAACATTTCCTTGTAATTTTTATATAAATTGACACGTTTCCAAGAATCAAATATTTCTGAAAAACATCTATCTATGTATATGAATTTTGGAAAAACATTATCATAACTACAAATATTTTCTATTTCTCTTGGACAAAATACGGGAGTGTCTGAAAAAAAATCAAAAGATGTTGCTATCGACCTATACTTTAAATTCCCCACTGGGGCATGGTTCGAATTTAAACCGCACATTTTTGCCATTTTGCAAATGCTGGTCGTTCCGCTTCTAGGCAAAGACACAACGTAGTATTTTGTTTTAATATCCACTAAAATGACCCCTTAATTTGATCACACCATCCCTTTGATTCGCTATGCGGCCAAACTACCCAATATTTGGGTTTTTTTGCTGTTTGAAATTCTCGCCATATTTTGCAGTATTTGTCCGGATCATGCATCATTCGGTTTATTTCGTCTTTATCCGCATCCTTTCTATAGAGAGTCTCATCTATTTCATCATGGAACGCGACAACCCAGAAATCATAATCCTTTTCAGGAACTTGATGGTATCCCACATCGATGCAGTGTTTAAATATTTTAGCAAATTGTTTTTTCCAGTTTTCTTCCCCACCCAGTTCTTCAATTGAAGGATTTGGCGGGTTTTTCTTGTCCAATGTATATTGCTGCACGGCTCTTTCTGAAAATAATAATCCAGAATATTCTTCATAATCTTTCAATTTTCTAATTGAACCGAAACCATATATACTATCATGTCCAGATTGAACCTCTCCATCCATTCCGAATAATTTTCTATTTATTAAATGGGAGTATTCGTTTTTTTTACCCCATTCTTTATCATCATCCCACTGTTTAGTTCTGCCTTTTCTTGTATACTCGTGCCATATAACAGCCTTATGCGGATGGAATAGATCGTACCCATGTGTAAAAGCTCTTACGGCTATAGAGATTTCTTCCCCGTGGAAATAATATTCGGGATTATGCTGAACTTCCTTTGAAAATTGACCCAAAGTGAAACAAAAATGAGCGGAATAAAATCTGGCGGGGACTGGTTCTTTTAAATTTTCCCAATTTGGTATTGTTTCTGGGAGAAAAAATACAGCACCTTCTGGTATAAATCTATCAAAAACCATTCTCCAAGGTTGTTGTATTCTTTCTGCTGGATCATTTTCTGGATTAAAGGATGGTACATAGCCTGTTAAAAGGGGTTTATTGTGTCCTTTTTTTTGTAAATCTAATATCATCTCAATCAAAGTTTCGTCCCAATTTTGTGCAAATCTCATATGAGAATCAATTTGCATGGTGTACTCTTCATTGTTATATAATTGCTGCACCGTGTTTCTAGCCCAACAGACTCCTTTACTTTGTTCAAAAGGAACATCAATTATTTTAAATCTAGAATCATTTTTAAATTCATCTAAATTTTCATCTTCACCATGTTGCCAACATATTCCAAAAATTAAATTTTCTGGATTTTTCGCATTTTTTATGCAATCTTTAAGGGTTGGTAACAATTGAGGATCACGATAAGAAGCGATTTGAATAAAAATTTTCACTAAATATAATTTAGCAATTAATGTTGTTTTTTCAAATGCTATTCTAATAAAGGAGAAGGAATATTGACATTTTCTTCCATCTCCCCCAAGTAATCATTGGACACAAAAGGCAATCCAAGTTCAGATATTTTAACTTCACATTCTTCTTTTGTTCCAACAAATAATTTTTCTTGTGTAGATGTACCAGAAGTAACTTCGAATAATTTAATAACATATTCATTATTAAAAATCAACTGCCACGGTCCTTGGTCACTCATAGACCATCCTTGTTCATTTGGTTCTATTAACATATTAAGAGTCAATTGTTAGTGTTGAATTTGTAGAATTATAACTAGCCGTTCTACCAGATGCACCGATCAATGATACGGAAGCATATGTTTGAACGGTAGACCCAGTGAAAAATTTAAAAGTATTTCCAATGCTTGGAGGTGTTGAGAAACTTACAGTCAATGTGGTATTTGTAAATGTTGCAGTTGCGGTATCTTTGGTTGTTATAATTGATCCATTTACTATCGACGTAGAACCATTATAAGTGCATCTATTACTGCTCAAAGTAAGCGTTGATGTACCATCTTTTACTAAATTACCTGTACCATTAATAGCAAAACTAGAACAATTAGAATTAACGTTCGATGAATAAGAAAATATTCCATTGTTGGAAATTGTATTAACCCCATTAGAAAAACTTGTTGGTATATTGCACCCAGATCCTATATCAAAAGTTCCAGCCGAAATGGTTAAAGGACCAGCAATTCCTATACTGAAAGGAGTTACTATAGACATTTTTCCCGCTCCTGTTTTTATTGGAAGATGATTGTACAAATGAACATTTACCTCCAAATCTACGTCATCAGTTCCATCAGCCACGTTATAAGTAATTGATGTAAATTGGCCGTTAAAATAATTGGATCCAGGCACAGGAGATCCAGAAATGAAATTTTTTGGACCCCCATTTGTTATAAACGTTGATCCGTTTGCTAAAATGTTGCCCGTAACACTTAATGTTTGACTCCCGAAAGAGCTATAATTTACTGTTTTGCTATTAAAAAATGCTCTATTTCCTCCACCAACATTTGAAAATATATTAAGAGTTGCTCCATTGCCATTCAAATTGTATACGGTCGGTGTTGGACCTACAAGATCGGCTCCTCCATTTGTTGTTAAGTTGTTGAATTGAAATGTTCCAGCACTTATTGTTACGGAACCAGTAGATATGGTTCTAGCCACACTAACATTTGTCGTTCCGTTTCCAATTTTAAGAATCGACCCAGATCCAGATAAAAGACCATTGAATGTAATGGAACCTGTTGTAGAATTAATAATATTGGTACCAGAATTTAATCCGATATCATTATTAATTGTTTGATTATTTGTTGATTTGTTTGCAATCCCGCCAGTAGTTAATAAGAACCTATTTCCAGATAATTGAAATGATCCTGAACTTTGATCAAATAATAATCCATTAAATATGGTATCTGTTGCAAAATCATTATATGCACTGAGTCTATTTGTACCAGCAAATTGCAAATATGAAAATTGAATAGGTGCTTTGTATCCACTCCAATTAGCCGTTGTGCTCCAATTATTATCTGATCCCAAGCCTGACCAATAATAACCTCTGCTCCAAACAAGACTGCTTCCCTTCCAGACTTGTATAACTGGCGAGAAACCATATTGTATGTCTTTTGCGCTTAATAATTCCATTATATTACTATGTAAAGGATATTTGGATTTGGAGATGCTGGCAATGCTGAGACAGCTACAATTGATGTAACCGCACTTGTGCCTGGCGTATTGGTCGCCACAGTTGTAACATATGTTGCTGAATTGTTATATGTTGTCGTATAAACAGACTCCCATTTTGCCGAATTGCTGTTTACACTCGTATATGTGCTATCCCAATTACCACTTGTATCTTTTGTTGAAGTAAAAACAGAATTCCAATTAGAACTTAAAGAATTAACTGTAAAATGAGTAGAATTCCAATTAGCAGAAACACTCAGGAAGCTTAGATCGAAGCCACTAAGATATGCCGCACTATTGGCAACAAGATTTGTATAAGCGTCATTGCCTCCTACCCATTGAGAAGACAAGTTCTTTAAATCTGTTCCTTGATAGTTCCATGCTGTCGCAGAATTTGAATTAACGGTAGAATAAACCGAATCCCAATTAGAGCTTAACCCATTTACATTATTATATACCGATTCCCAATAACCAGTTAAAGCTCTAACACCGGAATCTGTAGTGGAGTCTATTATCCAACTCGCACTATTTGATTGTACGGTACTATAAGTGGAATTCCATAAAATAGAATTTCCACCAAAAGCATATATTGATGAATTTGTTGAGATGCTCCCAACAACTGTTAGGGCTTCATTAGGCGTTTCAGTATTAATACCAACTTTACCGGATTCAACATATAAAGAAGTAGATAAACCCCCTCCATCTATCTGTAAACCATTTTTAGCCGAAATTGAACCTGTAACACTTAGATCACCGTCAATTATACCACCCGAAATGGGTAAAAACTTAGAATTTGCAGAAAGAATTGAAATATAAGTTGCGCTGTTTTGCTGATATACTGTACCAGTATTATACGCATTATTCCAATTCGCACTTGTATTTGAAACATCAGTGTATACTGATTCCCATCTTGAGCTTAATTCTTTTGAATTAGTGTAAACGCTATTCCAATTCGCACTAGTATTTGAAACGTCCGTATAAACAGACTCCCATTTGGAACTCAACGCATTTACGTTATTATAAACACTGTTTATATTGGCACTTACAGCGTTTACATTATTATAAACACTATCCCAATTTCCAGATACATTTAATACGGAAGTATATACCGATTCCCATCTAGAACTTAATGCATTTGAATTATTATATACTGAATTCCAATTAGCACTAGCTGAGTTTACATTATTATAAACCGAGTCCCAATTAGAACTTAAGATATTTGTTGTATTATAAACACTATTCCAATTAGAACTTAAGATATTTGTTGTATTATAAACACTATTCCAATTAGCACTAGCAGAGTTTACATTATTATAAACCGAGTTTAAATTAGCACTTGTTGCATTTACGTTTGAATATACCGATTCCCATCTTGAGCTTAATTCTTTTGAATTACTGTAAACGCTATTCCAATTAGCACTAGCAGAGTTTACATTATTATAAACCGAGTCCCAATTAGAACTTAATCCATTAACATTATTATAAACACTATTTAAATTTGAACTTAAGGCGTTAAAGTTTGCATATACAGAGTTCCAATTAGAACTCAATCCATTAACATTATTATAAACACTATTCCAATTACTGGAAATGTTGGAAACATCTGTATATACCGAATTCCAATTGGCGCTTGCCGCATTTACATTAGAATATGCGGAATTCCAATTTTTTGAATTTCCCCCATTAGCATATAAAACACCACTCGCACTTAAGTATCCATATACATTTGTGTTTGCTGTTAAGTTACCTTCGATGTTAGCTTTTAAAGTATCTATTGAAAGCGAGGGATCGTTAAAATCTATAGTCAACGATGAAAGCAATTCAGACGTTAAAGATGAAAATAAGGTCCATTTTTTATCAATATGGTTTCTAACCAAACCAACATGTTTAGCATTGCCTGAAATGTGATCATATGCTCCAGTGAAACCAATTTCAACACTATCATTAACATTCCCCTCTGCCAAATAAATCATATTATCAGCAACAACTAATTCAGTTGCATTTATAATGGCAGCAGATCCAGCTATGAATAAATTACCCTGCAAAGACAAATCCCCGTTAATTTCTCCACCAGATAGTGGTAAAAATTTAGAATTTGTAAAAACAATAGTCGCATAAGTTGCACTATTTTGTTGGTACACCGTACCAGTATCATATGCATTATTCCAATTGGCACTTGTATTTGAAACATCAGTGTATACTGAATCCCAATTGGAGCTTACTTGGTTTACCGAAGAATAAACAGAATCCCAATTGGAGCTTACTTGATTGACGCTTGAATAAACAGAATTCCAATCAGCACTTGTATTTGAAACATCAGTATAAACTGAGTCCCATGTAGAACTCACTTGATTAACGCTTGAATAAACTGAATCCCAATTGGAGCTTACTTGGTTTACTGAAGAATATACGCTATCCCAATCAGCACTTGTATTTGAAACATCAGTGTATACTGAATCCCAATTGGAGCTTACTTGGTTTACTGAAGAATATACGCTATCCCAATCAGCACTTGTATTTGAAACATCAGTGTATGCCGATTCCCATCTGGAACTTAATTTATTAACATTACTATAAACACTATCCCAATTAGAGCTTACATTCTTTACAGACGAGTAAACCGAATTCCAATTTGCACTTACGTTTCTTACAGAAGAATAAACGGAGTTCCAATTAGCAGATGTTTTGGAAACATCGGTATAAACGGAATCCCAAGTAGATGATACATTTGATACACTTGTATATACGGAATTCCAATCATTAGAATTTCCTCCAAATGCATATATCAAATCAGTAGCACTCAAGCTACCTTTCACAGTTACATTCCCCGTTGCATTAAAACCTGAAAGCTCATATACAGTAACATCTACGACATTTATTGTCGCTGATAATGCAGTTAAGGAATTTATAAAAACCGAATTAGCACTTAATGCTCCTATAAACGATTTATCTGAAAAAGATGAAACGGAATTTAAACTATCAGTTGATATGTTGTTAGAATATATTGAACCCGAAGATTGTGTAATTAATATATTGTCTCCAATTTTAAAATTACCATTTTTATTTTGAGAATTATATATTACAATTCCAACATTGTCATGTATAACTTCATTATCAGGATTACCAGATCCACCATTAATCGGATACGAATCGGATGAGTCTGTTCCAGAACCAATATGTTCGAAAATTTGAGAAGATGCTTCTATTGTGCTTCTAATATAGAACACAACATCACTCCCAGAATTTATCTTAGTAGGAGTTGTTGTATATGAAAAATCAAAAACACTAGAGTCTTCTGAAAAAACATATGGTTTGTCCAAAACTATATCGCATTCCCATCCAATATTGGGGGATGGTGCTGGTCTTACTTTTGATGCGCTTTGAACTACAAAAAATGTATTAGAATTTGCAGCTGTTAAATAATTTATCCCCGTACTTGTTCTAAGATAATTTGTATCTACAATTGAAAAAATTTGACCAACATATGGTTGATAACTTTTTGGATAAAATTGTCTTGCTGTTAAAGAATCGGATCCTAAGTTTGTTACAGTTATTTTGTTTACATTGCCTGTTACGTCATTCTTCAATGTGCCTCTTAGCGTTGGCAAGGTTGATTTCCCCAAAGCCACAAGCCCATTTGAACCATATGAAAACGAATTTCCATTGAGAGAAACGTTACCACCATTATCAGCTTTAACTGAATTTAAACAAAATTTGGAAGTATTTCCATTTACTTGAGCATATGCATTATTTGTTACATAAATGCCATTACCGCCTTCATTTGAGTGGTCGAAATTATCAATTACCATTGAAGCCAATACGCCATCGGCTTTTGAACCATCGACAAAAATACTTCCACCAGCACTGTCTGAGATATCGCTTAATGATTTGGTTCTTGTTACACACTGGACGATATAAGGAGCTTCTATCACCAGAGGTTTTTGTATAGTTGTTAGTAAATTATAATAAGCAGTTTGCCAAAAATCTTTATTTTGGAGTTTTTCTACCTCTGTAAAAAAGTAATTATTATCTGGTAAATCTTTATAATATCTAGCCAAAAATGCTATTGTAAATGGATCGAAAATAGCATCTCCATAATCATTTGTTAAATCAAAAATATAGAAATTATTTTTTCTAGTAGACGTGTAAATAGCTGAATTTTGGTTAAAATAAGTAAATGCTCTAGCGGTAGATTCTTGAACTCTTGATGATGGATAATCCGATACAATATTACCATTTAAATAGAAGAATTCAGGATATGTTACAGCATATGCTGGTGAATAATAATCCCGAAATGTTATATTTTGAATGGATGTTTTATTGTTTACCCAAAAAATATCATAAAATTTATTTTTCGGTATAACAGTTACAGTTTTTACACTTTCACCAACGATTGTTACATTTGGTGGAACGTAAATCGGATTATCTTCTATGTAAGTTCCGCTTTGTACGAAAACATTTACAGGAGTCGAAAAAGAACCCCATCCGTTTTCTTCTTCTATAGTTAAAGCTTGAGGTGTGAGATTCCTAGAAACTTCAAGAGCCTTGGCCATGGCTCTTTTAATTGTTCTAAATGGACTAAATTGTGAATTTCCAAAATTGGTATCATCCCCAGATAATCCAACATATAAATTGGTAGGATCGCTTGGAATTGAAACTTTTGCGACAAAATCTGTAATATTTTTAATTGTCGTTCTAAATTCTCCTCCAAGTTCTCTATATCCAACTAGATAATCATTTACATCTGGTGGATCAAATACGGTAAAATCACTAAATTTCTTGTAAGCCATTTCAATTATTTAGTTTTAGGAATATGTCCAACTCTTTAAGATTCATCTCATAAATTTCAGAAAGAGAAAAATTATAAGTTTTTTTCAAAAATGCTATTTTTTTGTATAAATTTATTAAATTTGTGGACATTATTAATTTACAAAAATAAAAAAGGGTATTATCGAAGCAATTTATATAAACGCTCGGTATTCCCTTTATTATTTCAGGAATATTGAACATTTTGATTTTATTTTGATCAATATGTTCTTTTATTTTTTCAAAACTTTCTTTCGTTTCTTCTAAAATATCATCAACATTTGAATAATATAAATTTTTAGGAAGATTGAAATTTTCAAAATTGTATTTTTTAATATTTTTAAATATATCATTTAAAATTATTTCGTATGAAATTGAATTATTTTCCAAATCTTTAGCTGAAATTTTTAAAATTGGATCTGAAAATGTTCTTTTTAAATGTAAGATTAAAGAAAATTTATCCAAATTCGTTAAACTTAAGTCACGATTAAATGATTTTTCACATATTTCATTAAAAACTCTGTTTATTTTTATATAATCTGAATTTTGAATGTAATTGTTTAATTTGTAATAATCTCCAAATGTGAAAGCATTTACATCTATTTCTTTTTTTAAACTGGGTATATAACAACTAGTATATAAATCCATTTTAGAAAAAACCTGTTATATTTTGTGGAAAATTGCCATTTCCTCTACCGCCTTGAAAAGGACTTATTCTTGGGAAATTGCCATTAAAAATATTAGATACCCTATCGATTATTTGAGGGAGAGGTAAATATAATGAATTAGCTACAGCATAATTAGTATATGTCCATTTTGTGGAAATTTTTAATGCTTGAGATGGCTCATCATACCCTAACGTGACAGAGTTTACAGAAATAGGAGCGCAATTAAAAAACGTCCAAACTTTTCTCGGTATCATTGAAACATTTTGAAAAGTTTTAGCATATTCCATTACATAAACTGTCGATTTGACGTTTCTAGGATCTCTTCTATTGTATGAATCGTTTTCTCTTGCGACAAAACCAAAATGTTCTCCCGCAATAACCCAAGGTCTTATTACAAAATCGGAAAAAGATGTATTTGTTTCTAAAAAACTTATATCTATTGTATTAGATATGTTTCTACCGTTACTAAGAATACCCGGTAAGAAACCCCGACCAGCAGCTTGATCCACTCCAGCTTTTGTTGTTGACATTGTTTCATCCGGAGTTGTAACGGATTGAGCAAATAAACACCCATTTACACGTTGAAATGGATATCCAGCCAACAAGTTTTTCGCTTTGTCCACGTCAAAGTTTTTAGAATCACCTCCGGTTGTCTCTAAACCTTGCATTATACTCGTATTAATGCAAGAAGGATAAGGCTGAATTAAAACAATCCATTGCGACTGTAATGGTATTGCAGTTAACCAAGACTCCAGTTGAAGTAGAAAATAATCTCTAGTTGATACGAGAGGTGCGCCTTGAATTCCCAAACCAAATAATTCACCAACTCTAGGTTGAGTTAATGGATTTGTTCCTGTGAATAGACCCTTAGCATTACCTAAAAGACTATTTAAAGCATTGCTTAAAGGATTATTAAGAGCACCCATATTAGTATTTATGGGTTAGGTAAAGATTGATCAATCTTGCTTCTCGATCCAATAGTGATAAGCCATGGTCACTAAGAAATTTTGAACAGCACCAGTGCCTTCAGCCATGGAATATCCAATTTCTCCAACACTCCTAATGCTCACACCAACTAATTGGTATTGATTGACTTTTTCAAAATTATTATCCAATTGAATAAGATCAATTGTTGAATTTTGAGTTGGGGTCAAGTAATTACCAGTGCTATTGGCATCATTAAACGTGTCTCTAGTCCAAGATAAAAACTTTTTACGAAGATCGGAATTGGCTTCGCAGTAAAAGTTTATCTGATAAGCCTCGGAATTAGGATAAGTTGCCATACCTGGTAAGTTGAAATTCAAACCCATGTATTTTGCATTAACTGCTTGAATTGCACGACCTGGTAAAGTGGCGGTTCTGGCGTAAACTATATCATTCTCATCGAATTTTATAGTGGTGCCTTGTGGAGAGATGCTTAAAACTCGGAATTGCACATCACGTGAAAAATCCCTAGCTGAAGCTACTCTGTAGAAGTCTTGAATTGTTTGTTTTGTTGCGGCCATAATATTATTTTAATTATTTATTTTAATTAACCTCCAATTAATTCATCAAAATTTGTTCCGGTTCTTGTGGCATAGAAGTTCACCAAGATAAACTCAGCCGTTCTTACTGGTTGAATGTAGATGTCAATTTTCAACTCGTTATTATCAATGACGTCAGGAGTATTATTTAATTCTGAGCAAACAATTCTGTAGTCATATAGACCTTCAGTATTCTTTGCATTTTCAAAAATAGGAGACAAAACGTTAATGACTTGAGTTCTTGTGAATAATGTGTTTGGTTCAAACACAAAGAACTTTGCGGTATCTTTTGTAATTTTCTCCAGATTCAAGAACAATCTACGAACATTGATTCTATCAAATGCTGAAGGTTTCTTAAGAAGAGTTTTTTGACCAAAGATCACGAAACCTTCATTTGGGAAAAACGCCACAGGATTTAGAGAAATCTTATAAAGTTGATCGCGTTGTTTTTGTTTTGGATATATACCAAGATCATTTACACCTGTAACGACACCGCGAGTGAATCCAGCAGGAGCAAACCATGGTTGGAAGTTAGCGTCGGTATTGGCCATTGATGCACATGCAATACCGGAGAATGGAATCCAAACTTGTCTGTTACTGCTTGGATCGATGACTTGCGCCCAAGTTGCATATGTTGTAGCATATGAACAATTAATTGTTGAAAATTGGTGACGCAATGGCCAATATATATGTTGTGAGAAATTGGCAACACTATATCCATCAGCAGTAGGATCTGGATCAACACCAGCATTTGGTCCCCAAATCTTTTTGGAATTCAGTGTTTTATTATTTTGTCCTTGAATGAAAATATTTCTAATCGGATCGAGTACGACCAAGAAATCTTTTCTAATTTTTTCAGCATAATTTACAAATACATTTGCAACTGCTGTATAATTGCTTCTAAGTCTTAAACCATCAGAATTCAAATTTTCGGAATTCGTAGTATAGAAAGCTGAAAGGGCTTTTAAAGGTGTGGAATCGACAAATTCTCCGGCTGATAGGAAATCCGACTCGCTAACTGCACCCGATTGTTCAAGCGCATTTACATAAATTGTGCCAAGACCACCCTCAAGAGCGATATCAATTGGGTAAAGATCTGCATTTTCAACGAGTTCAAATGCTCTGTCTAGTTTAGCGGGAAGAGCACCAATTGTTTTATCTACAGTTACAGTGTTCGAATAAATTCCAAGAGGGAAGAGAGCGTCAGCATAGCCATATGTGGTGGCGTAACCAGCAACATCACCCGAAGCAGCACCAACTCTAGTAATGTATTTTTCGTTATTATCGTAATAACCATTTGAAGCTAATGGAGCCTCTAGTTGTTTACTTAGGAAACGAACTTTTCTTGTTGGAATGCCATCATTATCTAACCAAGTATTTTCAAAACGATTATTGATATAGGGGTTCGTTACAACTTCGATATTGGATGAATCTTCGGAAAGAGTACCGAGATAAAATGTTCTAGCGGCTCCACCATTTTGATCACCAATTTGACGATGGTAATCAAGAGATCCAGTATAAGATTCTGTTAAAACGTAATCAAGAGAAATTGTATCTGGTGTGAAAACACTTTGACGTAATTTGAATATCGCCATTGACACTGTATCTTGGAATGATTTCGCATTCAAATCGTAATTTGAAAGATTCTCCATTACTTCGGAGATTGCATTTCCGCTTCCAAATTTTGTAGCAGAAAGAGAAAAATTCAATCTAGTCGAAGGAACGTCGATATAGTTGTTGATGTTTGCGGTTGAAGATTGAATACCTTGAACCGAAAGAATAGAATCAAAAGGAGTTGCTGGATTGTAGTTACTATTATCGTTAAATCCGACATAATATCCTTCGAATTTGTTGTTTACTGTCGTTTGTGACTTGTTAAGCACGATAATGGCGGCATCACCCAATGTTGAATAAGAGAAAGTTGTATTAGTTGGAGTATCATTCCACTCAATATTGCCATTAATGATATTTTGATATTCTTCTGAACTCAATTCAATGTGAGTTGGTTTTCCGATAAAATATGCATTTGAATCGGAGAGAGCGGTATCAACTGTTTCATATGCTGAAAGAGAAGAATTATATTCTGTGCTTACAGCCTTAACAGGATAAGCTAGAGCACTATATCTCCAAGTTGAGAAACCGTCACCCTTACCATTTCCATAAGGAAGACGTGAAACTAAAAGTCTAGCGGGGGATGAATTTATAACTGAGCGAACAGTGTGATAAAAATAACGCTCTGCTGCATTCGTTGGAGTCCCGTATATTTGTTCGAATTCAGAAATACTTGTGGGTTGAAGAACCTCATCGATTGGTCCTTGGTTTGAAAAGCCAGTAACAAATACTGATGTACCTTCAACGGTAACTGGTCTTAATGTCAAATCGATTTCATTAATTTCTACGCCTGGTGATTGAATTGTTCTTGCCATATAAGTTATTTATATTTTTTCAAGATCGTTTTTTAAAAAAAAGATTAAAAATTATTCTTCTGGTAATAATTCAGCTTCAAATTGATGATAAGCATACTGAAACGACGATTCCATTTCACCAGCATCTCTATCTGAATATCCTATTCCACCAAGATTTACAGGAAAACAATGATAAAAATTAAATTTTATAACATTTTTATTATACTCATCCCTACCATAAACTGAAATTGTAGTTTGATAATCTGGCATTAAACCTTTAGAAGGAAGTGGTGTTTTATATAACCCTTTTTTTCCATCATTAAAACAATTGAGCCACCTATATAATACCCAATAATTATTAAAAAGATTATCTATTGTAAAATTTACAGTCATGTTCTCAAATGCAGGACGCGCAAATGTTGTAACTTTTGGAACTTGACCACCGTAAGGAACATTGGTTGATGGAATGTTTAAGGGAGGAACTACGGTACCATAAAGAGAATATTGAACTGAGTCCGGAATAACTTTGTTATTACCTCTTTCCAAACTTGATTTTTGACTTTTTAAAATTTTTGGAAGATCAAATACCATGATGAATTTGTCTTTTCTTTGCTTATTAAATGAAGATTGGAAAATGGACAAGTTTGACATGTTAATATTTAGAAATTATAATCCTTTGTGAAAACATCCCAACCATCTTTTTTTAGTATTTCGTAATCCGGTATGTTGGAAAATTCGTCTTTAAATCCAGCAGGTTCTCCGAAAACGGTTGGAAGTGGCATGAATGCCTGTCCATCTTTTTCGTTGACATAGATATTACTTGGAGAAACAATATCGGTAATTCCGTAATCGATTGGTTTTATTTTAAGGGGTCTCTGATTATCATCCATTGCAATCATCTCATAATATCTTTTGCAAATATCATTGAGAAAAATAGCGGTTGCCCAAACAAGAGCCATTACCCTATCATCCAAAGTATTTGCTGTTCTTCCACTCCATGTTCCATTTGGATGTCTAATAAAATCTTTAATTTCACTCAGGGTTTTAATATCCCTTATTTTTATACTTCTCATTTCGTTGAGAAAGTATCTCATATTTGTAACAGCTTCGATTTTTGAATTGAAGTGGCTAACAATACCTGCCTTATTGTTAATCTTGAATTCATTTGCAACAACACCTCTTGTCCCCCATGTTACTATATGTTCATAGCCATAGTTCATTTTGAGGGAATCGATAACTTGTGCTCCACATCCGTTTCTTTCAATCAGAACTGGTGGTCTTCCCCATTGCTGTAATAGATCATGTAATTTTTGCGCAAAATAATATGGAGATATTTTCTTCGTATAATAGACCGCATCTTGTGTGATGTTTGTGAGGTCTGTGATGTTTAGAATCTGACATACTGTGGCATTTTGATTCAATCCCTCTCCAACGTCCACACCAATTACATAATGACATTTTTCATTTGGTTCATCCCATACCACATATTGACCATCATCGAAAACATATTCTGGGTCTTTGCATCCAGATTCCAACATATCATAAACATCTTTGTCGATTGGAATTTCACCGGATGCAAGAAATGCATTTTCAAATTCTTGCATGAACGCTTCTCTGGAACCAAGCGTTCGTATTGTTTCGTTTTTCCATTTTTCATCTCTACTTGGAACTTCCCACCAATCTACTCTTTCTCCATGCCAACCATTCCATTCATCACCTGTTTTAATAGCACCCTCCCAAAGATCATGGAATAGATTACCTATACCGTTTGGAGTTGATGCTGCAAGAATTTTAGATTTTTTAGCTGATGAAATAATGGGATAAACTGATTTCCAAAAGTTTTCTAAAAGGCCAGCATCGAGGAATGCTAACTCATCCAAAATTAAACATTGTTTTGATAATAAACCATTTACGTAATAACTGTGATTGTCTTTTACATCCAAAAACTCATAAACAGGTTTATTAGAATTGAGTTCATTTTTACATAACAACTCATATCCACCAAAAACAATATCTCCAATTTTCAAATCTTTAGCATATCTGAAAGAGCCATCTGGTAAAACGATTTTATGTTTCGGTGTGCATTTTAAATTTTTGTTTTTAGAGAATTTTAAATGAATTTTCTCATCATTTTCTCCAACCATTACTCCTTTAAAATCTTTGAAGCCTTCATGTGTTAATACTTCAAAGTTTGTATTTTTAAATGTTTTGTGTGTTTTAAAGTCAGCCATAATTATTCCTCAAACAAATATGTTTTAATTTCTCCGTTTTCTTTTAACATCTCACATAAATTTTCCATTCTGATGTCAAAGATATTTCCATTTGTTTTGTCTCTCACGGTTACGATACCTTCACCGGATACACAATTGACAGATTCACCACGACCCGCATCACTGCTTGTTGTTGAAATACCAATAGAAGAACCATTGGAAAGTGTAATAT